CGGATGTCCCTTTACCTGGTAATCTGTATATTGGAGATTCACTTGTTCCAATAGTATTCTCACCCAACATAGTATCAACTTCTAACTCAGGGTCTGCTGGAGTTATTGAAATCTGATTCAAGAGTAGATTTGGCATGAATGTTTGAACCGCTTCTCTAATATCAGATTGTATTGCGTCGAATGTCAATCCATCGAAAGGTTCAAATAAGAATTCATATAATCTTGTACCAAATGTTGGTAAATAATATCTACTTCCTTTTCTCGTTAAAAGAAGGTGAATCAGATCAGATTTTATCTGTTGGGATTCCAACTGAGTAAGCTCCAAGTAATCTCCTCGTCTAGAATCTCTGAATGGAAAATTAATACCGTATGTAACTCCGTTTGCCATAAAGATAAATATAAGTCCCTTGTTTTTCCTTATAAATAGCCCAAAATAAAAAATCCCGAATTACTCGGGATTAATTATTTAATTAAGAAGAACAACCGAAACATTCAATTTCAATTCCTTCAGGTTTGGGTGGTAAATTCATACTACTATAATCAACCTTCGGAACTTCTACAACAGGTTTAGGTTTTTGAACTTTAGATACATCCAAAGCTAAATGTTTAGCACCCGTTGAAATTGCTTTTGTTCTAACATAGTAACAAAGAGTCTTCAAACCTTTTTCCCACGAATGGAAGTGAGATGAAGTAATCTTAGACAATGTAGGGTTAGACATATAGATATTCATAGATTGAGATTGGTCTATAAATGGTGCTCTGTCCGCCGCCATATTGATAAGTTCTCTTTGTGAAATTTCCCAAATGGTTTTGTACTTTGGAATAAGATGTTCAATCCTTTTAACTTTTTTATTGTAGTTCTTGTCTTCAATATCAAGATACTGATTGAAATTAATGTTTTGAATTGAACCTTCATTCAATATAATTTCATTTTTCAAATCTTCACACCAAATACCAATCTTCTCAAAATCATTGATTAAGTATTTGTTTACAATCATAATCTCACCACCTACAACTCTTCGGTTAAATAACGCTGAGTGTGCTGGTTCTGTCATTTCGAATGAACCAGTGATTTTTGCTGAGGAAGCTACTGGCATCTGAGCGGTGAACAATGAGTTACAAACTCCATATTCCTGAACATCTTTCTTCAACGGTTCCCAATCCAAAAACAAATCAGAATCTTTGATTCCCCACATGTCAAATTGGAAAATACCTTTTGACATCGGAGACCCTTTGAAGAACTCATAAGGTTTTCTAACTCCTCTCTTACATAAATCATTACTTTCTGTAATCGCTGCGAAATAAATTGCTTCGAAGATATTCTTATTTAATGATTGTGCTTCTTCTGAAGTAAAGATGTAATCCATAAGACAGAAAACATCAGCAAGTCCTTGAACTCCAATACCAATTGCTCTTTGTTCAAGACCACCTTTCAATCCTTTGGAGGTTGAATAGTTGTTTTTGTCAATAACATTGTTCAAAGCTCTTACTGCCTTTCTTACTTCTTGGATAAGAAGAGAGTAATCGAATTTACCATCGACAACAAAGTTCTTCAAAACAATTGATGAAAGAGTACAAATCGCCGTGGTTTGTTCGTCAGTGTATTGATAGATTTCATTACAAAGATTGGATTGTTTAATTACTCCAATGTTTTGATGATTTGATTTCTTGTTCGCACTGTCCTTAGCACATAGATAAGGAACACCCGTCTCAACTTGAGATTCAATTACTTTGGTCCAAATCTCTTGAGCTTTAACTTTTCTTCCAAGACCAGCGTCGACAGCCATTTGGTAATTTTTCTCATATTCGTCACCAAAACATTCTTGAAGAGGTTTAATTCCCGCTTTGATAATATCGTTAGGACAGAACAAATACCAATCCTCATTGTTCTTCACCGCTCTCATGAAATTGTCAGGAATCCACAAGGCGGTAAATAAATCTCTCGCTCTCAATTCTTCTGCACCTGTATTCTTTTTGATGTCTAATAAATCAAAAATGTCTTTATGCCATGGTTCCAAATAAATCGCCGCACTACCAGGTCTTCTACCTTGTTGATTGAAAAATCTCAAAGACTCATTTACGATTTTCAAGTATTTTAATAATCCACCCGCAAATCCACCAGATGATTTAATTCTACTTTCTTTACTTCGGATGTTTGACATACACAATCCAATACCAGCGGCATCAGATGAATAAGTTGATATATCATTCAAAGTTTTCAAAAGTCCATCTCTTGAATCTGAATTATTATAATGTAAAACACAAGACGCTAATTGAGGAACTTTGGTTCCTGAATTAATCATGATTGGTGTTGCCTTCGAAATACGTTGACTTGAAAGGGAATCATAATATTCCACAGCCTCTTCGAATGAATTAGTAACCCACAAAGCAACTCTCATGTACATGTGTTGTGGTCTTTCGACCACTTTACCTTGAGGTGTTTTTAACAAATACATTTCCTGTAAAGATCTCCAAGCAAAATAATCAAAGTTATAATCATTCTCATGATTGATTACATCATCAATTTTTTGTGGGCCATATCTTTCAATAATCTCAATCAACTCATCGTGAACTACTCCATCAACATGTAATGAATGCATCACATTTGAGAAACTTGGGTCACTATCTTTGTGATAGGATGAAATAGCGACGGACGCTGCAAGTCTTGAATAATCATAGTGACTTCCTGTATAAGAAGCCGCAATTTCATAAACAAGTTTATCTAACTCCTTTGTAGTAATGTTTCCTTCAGTTGGTACAGATGTAATAACTTTGATGAAAATTTCATCAGAGTTCACGGTCAGACCTTTCGAAGCTCTTTTAATTCTATTGTAAATTTTTTGGGGATTGAAAGACACATCTTCCCCACCTCTTTTTTTAATTTTTAACGACATCATATATATTAACCCTTTATTAAAAGTCAGAATCGAATGTTAATGCTTCATTTAATTTAGCCTTTTGATACTCCATAGTTCTTGATTCAAAAAAGTTTCCTTTAGTTTCAACAGCAATCTGTTCCATAAACTTGAAAGGTTGTTCAACATTGAATTCTTTTTTACAACCAAATTTAACTAAAAGTTGGTCAGTAATAAATTCCAAATATTGTTTCATGAGGTTGGAGTTCATACCAATAAGTGAAACTGGTAATGATTCGGTAATAAATTCTTTTTCAATCTCCAAAGCTGATAATAGAATTTCTTTAATTCTTTTTTCAGATGGTTTGTTTTCCAAATGGTTGTTCACCAAATGAATTGCAAAGTCACAATGTAAATTTTCATCTTTGAAAATTAAACTATTTGCATTGCACAGACCTTGCATAATACCTCTCGACTTTAACCAAAAAATCGAACAGAATGACCCTGAGAAAAATATACCTTCAACTGCCGCAAAAGCAATAAGTCTCTCTTGGAAGGTAGAATTTTTAATCCAATCCAAAGCCCATGCTGCTTTTTTCTGTACTGCAGGTAGATTATCCAAAGCGGTGAAACATAATTGTTTTTCTTTCTCATTAGAGATGTAAGTATCAATTAACAATGAATACATCAAACTGTGAATGTTCTCCATCATAAGTTGAAATCCATAGAAAAACTTTGCCTCAGGATACTGAACTTCTTTTACAAAGTTTTCTGCAAGGTTTTCATTGACAATACCATCAGAAGCCGCAAAGAATGAAAGAATATTTTTGATAAAATATTGTTCGTTCTCGGTGAGGTTATTCCAATCTCTAATATCATTTGTTAAATCGACTTCTTCTGCGGTCCAAAACGCTGCTTGATGGGCTTTATAAAATTCCCAAATATCATTGTGTTCAATAGGAAATATTACAAACCTATTAGGATTCTCTACTAAAATTTTTTCCATAATTAAATTGTGTTTTATAATTGTTGTTGTTCTTTCTGTTTTCTTTTTTCCATCAACTCTTTGACTCTGTCTCTCTTCTTCTCTTCTTGTTGTTCTTCAAATCCTAAGAACGTAACTGAACTCTCAGTGTCGATTTCAAGTAGTTCATTATTGAATTTACAATTCTCAAAGACAACTCCGTCTTTACCGAGACGAGACTTTGTAATCGCGATGGTCGCCAAGTTCATTTCTTTCTGTTGAAGAGTCTTAGCTACTGTGATAATCACATGACCAACTTGAGCCTTTTTGATTGACCCACCCATTTGATCTGTGGTTACAACTTCAGATGAAATTGAACTTCTGTTTCCTTGAGTTGCGGTCCATCCAACCAAATTAAGTTCATGACACATAGCCTCGAATCCTCTCATTACAGACCCTTCAGCTTTCCACTCATCTTTGGACGAAGACTCAGGTAGTACACAATCGATATA